CAGCGTGGCGGTATCCGTGCAATCCGCGCTCGCATCCGCCAAGACCATCACCGCCATCACCAAGGCCAGCCCCGGCGTCGTGTCCAGTACGGCGCACGGCTACAGCAACGGCGATTATATCCTCATGTCCGTGCAGGGCATGTATCAGGTCAATTACCGGGTCTTCCGCGTGTCCGCCGTGGCGACCGACTCGTTTGCGCTCGAAGGCGAAGATACGACCAACTATGCGACGTTCGTCTCCGGATCCTGCCAGGAGATCACCTTTGGCACCTCTCTGGCGACGCTGACCAACATCAACGCCAGTGGCGGCGATTTCGATTTCATCGACACGACGACGATCCACGACAGCATCAAGACGCAGGTCCCCGGCTTGCCGAACCCTTCAAACTACACGTTCGAATCCTTCTGGGACCCGTCCGATGCCGGCCTGATCGCGCTCAAGTCCGCATCCGACAGCCAGGCGCAGCGCGCCATCCTGTTCGGCTTTGCCAACGGCCAGAAATTCGTCTTCAATGCCTACGTCGGCTGCTCGCTGGCGCCGACCGGGTCGGCACAGGACCTGATCAAGACCAGCGTCACCTTCACGGCGCTCGGCGGCTCGAAGTCGTATAGCTCCTGATGGCCACGCTCTCATCCGCAGATGCCGCCGCCCACCTTCCGGCATTGCCACGGGAAACCGTCGCCGTGCCGGCGCTGGGCGGCGATGTCATCGTCCGCGGCCTGCGCCTGTCGGAACGACTCTCCCTGTTTTCCAACCTGCGCCAGGACGGGCGGAACTACGAAAGCATCGGACGGCTGCTGTCCCTGTGCGTCATCGATTCCGCGGGGACGCCGCTGCTTTCCGAGGACCAGTGGGAAGAACTCGGCGGCGGCCATTTCGACCAGGTGTTCGATCTGTTCAAGGTGGCCCGCAAGCTCTCCGGCCTCGACGCGGAGGCCGTCGAAAAAAACTGACGGCGGCGCCCGAGCGCCGCTTTCTGTTCGCGCTGGCACTGCGTCTCGGGCGGACGGTTGCCGAACTCGAGGCAACAATGACCGCCGCCGAGTTCGGCGAGTGGTTCGCCATCTGGTCGTGGCAGCCGTGGGGTCCGATTCCGGCGCCGGAAAACACCGTCCAGGAAATCGACCCGATGCAATGGGCGCTTGGTGAGCAAATGAGAAATGGCTGAGAACAAAACCCAGATCATCATCACCGCCAAGGACGAGACGCGGGCCGCGATCCAGTCCGTCCAGGCTGGGCTGTCTTCGCTGGAAAAAACCGCCGTCGGCCTCGGCCCGATCTTCGCCGGCCTGGGCGCGGCGCTTTCGTTCGGAGCACTCACCGCAGGAATCACCAATACGCTCAAGTTCGCCGCGTCGCTCGACGACATGGCGGAAAAGACCGGCGCCTCGGTTGAGAATCTGTCAGCGCTGGCGAGCGTGGCCAAGGTTGGCGGGCACGATATTGGCCTTGTCGATTCGGCGCTGCAAAAACTCGCGAAATCGCTGCACGGGACAGGCGAAGAGTCCAAGGGGGCCGCCGCAGCACTCGAGGCGCTTGGGTTATCCGCAGACGAACTGCGACAAATGGACACTGCCGAGGCGATGCTTAAAATCGCCAAGGCGCTTGACCAGTTTCGTGATGGCAGTGGCAAATCCGCCGCGGCAATGGCGCTGCTCGGAAAGTCAGGAGCCGAGGCGCTTCCGTTCCTCAAGGACCTTGCCGAGCAATCCGAACTGGTCGGGAAAGTCACCACAGAGCAGGCTGCCCAGGCAGAAGCCTACGAAAAGAACCTGAACCGGTTGGCGGCATCGTTCGGCGCTGCAGGGAAAGCGGCAGCCTACGAGCTGCTGCCATTCCTCGAAAAGCTCACGTCCGAAATGGTGCGGGCCAAGGACGAGTCCGGAAGTTTCGCATCGGTCTTCGGCGAAGGCGTGCGCACGGCGTTGGAAGCGGTGGCCGTGCTTGGCGTCAACGTCATTTACGTCTTCAAACAAATCGGCAATGAGATCGGCGGGATAGCTGCCCAGGCGGTAGCGCTGGCTAGGCTGGATTTCAAGGGATTCGGCGCCATCGGCGACGCCATGAAGGAAGACGCGAAAGTAGCGCGTGCCGAAGTGGACCGCCTGTCCGCCGACCTTCTAGACCGAAGCAAGAAAACGAAGGAAGCGATTGCAGAGAAGCCGGCGCTGTCGTTCAAACCGCCAGAAGCGAAATTGCCAAAGGCGAGAACCGGCGGCGGCCGTTCACAGATCGACGAAGCGGAACGGCTGATCGCTTCGCTCAACGAGCAGATTGCGCTCAAGCAGATCGACGCCGATTCGACCGAGAAGATGACCGCGTCCGAGCAGCAGGCGGCACGGGTGCGCTACCAGCTCGAAGCCGGCACGCTGAAGGCGACGGAAGCGCAGCGGGCGGCGATCAATGCGCGCCTCGACGACCTGGTGTCGATGGACAAGGCACTGACGAAGCAGCGAGAATTCGCCGACGGCGTGCGGAAGCTTGAGGAAAGCACGGTACGCCAGCGCCAGGAAATGATTGCCGCAACGCAAGCGGCTGAGGAACAGGCAGCCGCCTACGGCATGTCGTCGGCGCAGTTGTCGACGATGACGCAGGCACGGCTCGAAGATGCCATCGCCACGGCCCGCCAGAACGGCGCCGGAGAAGAGCAGATCAAGGTCCTCGAAGAGGAACTGGCATTGCGCGAGCGCTACACCGCGGCGCTCGAGAAATCCGACCTTGCCCGCGACCTGGCCGCGACGAAATCTGCCAAGGAAGCCCAGGAAACCGCGCGCAAGGCGCGTTATGACGTGGCCCTGGCGAAGGGAGACATCACCGAGAAGCAATACAAGGAACTGGTCGACAACCTCAAGCAGGACGTCGACGAAATGGGCGAATTCATGAAGCAGGCGGCGCGCAACATGCAGGACGCATTCGCGGAGCTGTTCATCAACCCAACCGGTGATGGCATCCGATCGTGGGGCGAAACCTTCTCCAAGACACTGCAGAAGATGATCGCTCAGGCCGGGTCGGCGCAGTTGCTCAAGCTCATGCTTGGCGACGTCGACAAGACCGGGAGCCTTGGAGGGTGGATTGGCGACCTGTTCAAGCCGTTGAAGGAGTTCGACTGGTCCGGCGCGGTGTCGTCCATCGCGTCCTGGTTTTCGTTCGCCAACGGCGGAATCATGACCAGCGCCGGTCCGCTGCCGCTGAATAGCTATGCCGGAGGTGGCGTCGCCAACCGGCCGCAGCTTGCGCTCTTCGGCGAGGGGCGCACGCCGGAGGCGTATGTGCCGCTCCCGGACGGGAAACGCATCCCAGTGGCGATGCAGGGTGGCACGGGCGCCAACATCACCGTCAACGTCAACAGCCAGACCGGCGACCCCGCTGAAATCCGCCGCAGCGCAGCCGCCGGGGCGCGCACCGCGCTCGGCCTGATGTCCGGCGCCGGGAGGTATCGCTGATGGCTGACTTTCTCGAGGAACGCTTCTGTGACCTGATCCGCTACGGATCAAGCTGGCAGGACGATTACGCCGTGCAGATCGTCAAGACCGCCGGCGGGCAGGAATACCGCAGCCTGACGCATCCCTTCCCGCTGCGCAAATTCGACGTGTCATATCTGCTCGACCGCGCCGAGACGGCGGCGCAGTTGCTCGCCGTCTGGCACCGCGCGCACGGCCAGTTCGCCGGATTCCGCGCCCGCTGCTTCGACGAATGGTCGAGCAACGGCCCGACGGGAACGCCGTCCGCGTTCGACCAGCCGATGGGGCTGGTCTCCGCCGGCGTTTACCAGTTGCGGAAATACTACGGACTCGACAAATCGGCCGGCGCCACCGGCTGGCCGTACCGGACGGTCTACAAGCCGGTCGCTGGAACGGTGCTGGCAGGCATCGGCGCCACCGCGATCCGTAGCGCGGACTGGAGCGTCGACACGACGACCGGCCGCGTGACCTTCGCCGCCGACATCACGAAATCGATTACCGCGATCACCAAGGCGGCGCAGGCGCAGATCACCGTCGGCGCCGGTCATGGCCTGGTAACCGGCCAGAGCGTGCAGGTCTCCGGCGTCGTCGGCATGACCCAGATCAACGGCCTGCGCGCGCTGATCGTCACCAGCGACAGCACGACGATCACCGTCGCCATCAACTCGACCGGATTCGGGACCTACACCTCTGGCGGCGCCGTCCACACCAGGCCGCAGAGCGGCGAGAGCGTCACCGCAGGTTACCAGTTCGACTTCATGGTCCGCTTCGGGTCGGCGCTGGTCATCGGCCAGGACTACCCGAACCACCGCAGCGCCGAGGGCGTCATCCTGCAGGAAATCATCGCGCCATGAAATCGACGGTAGCGCCCTACCAGACCGCCGCCTGGTGCGTGCGCATCGAGTGCACCAACGGTACGACGCTGCGCCTGACGACCTACCCGACCGACCTGACGATGTCGAACGCCACGGTCTACGAGACGGATTCAGGCTACGAGCAAACGGCCTTCGTCGCCGATACCAGCATGGCCAGCAGCGCCATTGACGTGACCGGGTTCGTTGGTGGCGCCGGCCTGACGCGCGACCAGATCGCCAGCGGCGTGCTCGACAACGCGCGAATCTACATCTTCAAGTGCAATTTCCTGTCTCCGGTAGAGGATTACGAGCCGGTCCTGTCCGGATTCTTCGGGAAGACGACGCTCGAGGACGGGCGCTACAAGGTCGAGACGATGAGCCTGATCGACACGCTGTCGCAGTCGGTCGGGAAGACCTACACGGCCGCCTGTTCGCGCACCTTCGGCGATGCCGGCTGCGGCATCGACCTGAACACGCTCGACGTTGTCGGCGCGGTCACTTCCGTGACCAGCTATTCAATCATCGTCGATTCCAGCCGGGCAGAAGCAACGGACTACTTCACCGGCGGCACGCTGCAATTCACGTCCGGCAACAACGCCGGCCTGAAGCCGCAGGACATCAAGGCGTACACGTCAGGCGGCACCATCGAAACCTTCGAACCGTGGTTCTACCTGCCTGAGATCGGCGACACGTTCGTGCTGATACCTGGCTGCCGCAAGCGCCTGGCCGACTGCCAGGCGTGGAGCAACGTCGTCAACTTCTTTGGCTTCACCAACATACCAACCGCATCGGTCTATCAGCAGGTCGGGGGAAACCGATGACACCGGAAGCCATCGTCGCCAGTGCCCGTGCCGCGATTGGCACGCCATTTCGCCACCAGGGCCGCGAGGCCGGACGCGGCCTCGACTGCGCCGGGCTGCTGGTCCATGTCGCCCGCGAAATCGGCGCCGATCCACGCGACCGCGGAGGCTATGCGCGGATGCCGACCGGCGGCCAGATCGAGGAAGCGTTGCAGGAACACGTCGACGCCGGCGTGCTGGTCCGCGTGCCGATGACAGAAATGCAGGCAGGGGACCTGATCCTGATGCGCTTTGAAAGCGAGCGCGCCTCGCGCCACCTTGGCATCTGTGCCGGTGCCACGATGGTGCATTCATGGGCGCAGGTCGGGAAAGTATGCGAGCACGGAATCACGCCGGAATGGCGCGCCCGCATCGCCCGCGTCTACCGCTTCACCGGAGTCGATCATGAGTAGCGTCGGCCAGGCAATCGGCTATATCGGCGGTGCGATTATCGGGTCGTTCTTCGGCTACCCGATGCTCGGCGCCGCCATCGGCGGCATGATCGGTGGCGCCCTCGATCCGCCGAAAGGCCCGAAGATCGAAGGCCCGCGACTGAATGACCTGTCCGTACAGACATCGACCTACGGTGCTCAGATTCCGGTCATCAAGGGCAGCGTTGCCACCTTCGGCAATATCTTTTGGGTCGAAAACAACGCGCTGAAAGAGACCAAGAAGACCGAGGAGCAAGGCGGGAAGGGTGGCGGCGGGTCTGCTGAATACACGACATACTCATATAGCGCAACTTTCGCGCTCGGATTATGCCTTGGTCCGATTGACAGCGTGCGCCGCATCTGGTGTTCGGGAAAACTGATCTACGATTCTGGAAACGGAACAATAAGCGGCGTATTAGCTAATAACATCATCACGTCAATATGGCCTGGGTCAGATCCTATTTACGCATTTCCAGAAGCCGCGAATGGCGGCGCCATCCACATCTATACCGGAACATCGACGCAGGAACCCGATCCGCGCATGCAGGCCGCGCTTGGGGTCGCCAACACGCCGGCCTATCGCGGGCTTGCCTACATCGTTTTCGAGGATTTCCAGCTTGCCGATTTCGGCAATAGCTTGATGGGCGCACAGTTCAAGGTCGAGGTAGTTGAGACGGCGAGCACGACGCAGTATTCGATCCAGACGCGGGTCCAGAACGGGCTGTATCCGAACTTTTCTGACGAATACGGAGATTATGGATTTTCGACGGCAGGCCCGTATAACCCGCGCATAGCGGATGGGATGATGCAGTTCGACAAGGAGCGAACACGCTACAACGTTTCGTTGGACGGGCGCCTTGTTGCTCGTGGGACCGCTCCTGGAATCGCCCCAGGATCAACAGGTGACCCTGGTGAAAGGTTTTACGTAGGAACAACGGCCGGGGGCCATACCGTCTATTACAACACCACCGGGCCGAATGCCTGTGGTTATCTTGTTGTAGGCGGCGCCAACTTCATCGGGAAGTTTTCTCCGGATTGGGAATTGCAGGGGGCCTGTGTCGGCGCGGACGGAAACCTCTATGTCCACCAGTTCGACGGCGCAGATAGCACACTGAACAAGTACGACGGCAACGACTTGTCGCTGATCTGGTCGCACGCCAACGATTTACCATACAACACCACTACCATTGCCTACCCATCTTTTCCCGGAACCCCGACCGCTTCCGCAGTCAATGAAGGATCGCTGTACTGGTTCTGTACGGGCGCGGGCCAAGAAATTTATTTCGCCGTTCACAGCATCGCGGACGACGGGGCGCTGACCCTTCTCCATGTATTTACGTCAGAAGGCGGTTCTGGCTGGAACGGGCATACGATATGCCCGGCAGCCATCGGTGGCATATGCGCGATTTCGCACAACATGGGCGGGTTCTACGTATTCGACTCCACGCCGGTAGTTACCGCCGAGACGGTTCCATTGTCCGAAATCGTTTCAGCCCTCTGCCTCGAATCCGGACTGCTGGAAGCCACCGACATCGATGTCACCGCCCTGACACAGGAAGTTCGCGGCTACCGCATCACCGCCACGGCTGCCATCCGGGCGGCACTCGAGCCGCTCCAGGCGTGCTGGCCGTTCGATGCGATCCAGCACGGGTACAAGATCAAGTTCGTGCCGCGCGGCGGGTCTTCCGGGGCCACGGTATCCTCAGACGATCTCGGGGCCGCAGCACCCGGCGACAAGGAGGTCATCCGCCTGTCGCTGGCGCGGGAGATGGACACCCAGATACCGCGCAGGATCGAGACGACCTTCATCGACTGGAATCGGGAGTACGACACCGGCACTGGCCCCGGCGCCGAGCGCCTGAACACGGACGCGGTGAATATCCGCCAGATCGAACTGCCGGTCGTCCTGACCGCCGACGAAGCTGCCTGCATCGAGCAGACGTTGCTGTACATGTACTGGATGGAGCGCGCCGACCTAGCATTCACGCTGCCTCCGACGTTCGCCAACCTTGAGCCGGCGGACATCATCACCGTCAACACGACGGATGCCACGCACATCGTCCGCCTGACGCGCGTCCAATACCTCCAAGATGGACGCCTGGAATGCTCAGCCAAGTACAACCATTCACCGATCTACACGCCAGCCGCTGTCGGCGAAGACGGCGCAGTGACCGGCCAGACGCTGGTCTATCGCGGCCCGACTGTGCTGGCACTGCTCGACGTGCCGTGCCTGTCAAGCACGCTCATGGACAAGCCTGGTCTGCTGACCGCCGCGACCGGCCTCTATTCCGGTTGGACCGGGGCGGCATTGCTGCGCTCGGACGACAGCGGCGAGAGCTACAAGAACGTCGAAACATTCGCCGCGCCAGGATGCGTCATTGGTTACGCCACGGCGGCCATCGGCGCCGGGGCAACACACATCGTCGATTCTTCCAACCGACTGAACGTCCGCCTGCTTTACGGAACGCTGGCCAGCGTCACCGAGTTGCAAATGTACAACGGAGCCAACCACTTCGCCTATGGTGCGCATGGGCGATGGGAAATCATCGCGGCGAAGACGGTCGTCGACGAAAGTAACGGAACCTATACCCTGCGCGACCTGATGCGAGGCAGATTCGGGACGGAACGCTACTGCGCGACTCACGGCACAACTGACCAGATCGTCCTTCTTGACCAAGGGCTGCTGCGATTCATCGGCATGGATGTCGCCAGTATCAACCTGTCGCGGCTGTGGCGCGCAGTGACACGCGGAGCGCAAATAGACAGCGCCACCGATGTCGCGCTGGCCTATTCCGGGGTCAACCTCACGCCACTGTCTCCGGTCGGACTGAACGGCTATCGTAACGTCGCGTCATTTGATTGGTCAATAACCTGGACACGCCGCACCCGACTCGTAATCGAGCCGTTTTCCGGAATCAACCAGCCGATCGGGGAAACTTCAGAATCCTATGATCTGGAAATCTGGGACCCGACATACACAACACTCAAGCGCACCTTTTCCGCGCTGACCTCTGCGTCGGCATCCTATACGTCGGCGCAGCAAGTAGCGGATTTTGGCGGAAATCAGGAAACACTGTATTGCAAGGTTTTCCAGAACTCGTCGGTGATCGGGCGCGGTGCGCCGTTGCAGGCAGCGATTACATGCTATATCGGCGCCGACCCCTATCTGCCGTTCGTCGTCTTCGGCCTGCACATGAATGGGACCAACGGATCAACGACGTTCACGGAACTCACGGGGAAAACGGTCACTGCAAACGGCAATGCGCAAATCTCCACGGCGCAGTACGCCAACCTGACCGGAAATTCCTCTTCTGGCTATTTCGATGGAACAGGGGACTACCTGAATGCCACGCTGACCGGCGGCATTGGCAGCGGCGACATGACAATAGATTTTTGGGTAAGGGAATCGACTTTTTCAGGCGACCGAAACTATATCGCCATCAACAACGGCGCCGTGACGAATGTTTTCATCGGAAATTCAAACACCGGCGCCGGTGATCTGCGGTTCGTTGTCCGCAATGACAGCGGCACGACGAATATCGACCTCAGTTCAGCCGGCGCCACGCTTTCATTGAATACCTGGGCCTATGTCCGAGCCGTCGTGTCCGGCAGTACGGCCTATCTGTTCATCCACGGAGCGCTGGTCAATAGTGGTGCTTTGACGGGTACGCGATCGGGAAGCGGGACAGACCTGCAGATCGCCCGTTTATCTTCCGGACTCACGCGCTATTTCACCGGCTATCTCGACGATTTGCGTATCACCAAGGGGATCGCCCGCTCGACAGCAAGTTTCACGGTTCCGTCAATCCAGTTCCCAGACTCCTAGACTACAGCCATGGCAGACTCTACAACACACCTCGATACCATCATTCAAGGCAGCGGCTCGCAGGATCAGCAGGCTAACGCGCTCTACGATGCGGCCAGCTTGGCATTCACCTATGGACGCCGCGCTTCGACGACTTCCGGGACGACATGGGGCTATTTCGGCGGCAAAGTGCGCCTTGCCGGAGTCGTCACCCATATCAGCAATGGGACGCTAACGCTAACGCCGTCGACAACCAATTACGTGCAGGCGCACCCAGACACCGGCGCCGTCAGCAGCAACACGACCGACTTCACGGCTGGCTACCTTCCCCTATACACCGTCGTTGTCGGGTCGGCCACTGTCACCAGCTACACCGATCATCGCGGCCCGCTGGTGCTTAATGACACGCTGGCCAAGGCCCTGTCGGATGCCGCCTACACGCTGACGCAGGCAGAGGCTGCGCCATCCGTGCTGACCTTCACCGGCACCCTGACGGCGACGCGGAATATCACCGTGCCGCTGGTCGGCAAGCGGCAATGGACGGTCTACAACGGAACCGGCCAGTCTCTCCAGTTCATCGGCCCGACCGGAACCGGAATCACCGTGGCGACGCTGAAGCATGCCATCGTCCGCAGCGACGGCACGAACATCGTGCGGGTGACGGCGGATACGTGATGAGCGCGCACATCGTCGATCTGGCGCGGCACAAGCGCAGCCTCGGAATGATCGCCACCAGCAAAAGCTGGCGGCGCTTCTGGCTGGCCTGGCGGATACGACGGTATCCGCAGGCGCCGGATTAGTTTGGCCTGACGAAGTTGCCGGATTCGATTCCGGCTTTTTCGATCTGGTTCCGCACCCACTTCGCGCCGCCAAGCGCCAGCAGCGTATTGCGCTGCGACGTTGTTATCCGAATGACGACAGGGACGGTCGGCTCGTCTCTGGATAGTGGCTTGCCCAACGGTCACAGTTTCAAGCATTCGTTGTCCTCGCAGCAAATACAGCCCTAACAGGTCGCTCAAACGGACGGGCCTACGGCCCGCCGTTTAGCTTTGCGATCGGCCACGGGGCGCGCGGCCAGCGCGGGGCGCTAAGAGGAGTGAGAAGGCGTTTCTGTTTTGGTGTCATCGGGTTTCCTCTTGGAATGGCTACGGTGTCCTGTTTGTCGGCGCTACGAGGTGTTATGCGACACTTTTGGGGTCTACTTCGTGTTA